ACCCAAAGGAGAAAACTAAAATGGCACTTAGCGAAAAAGTAGAAGACAAGCTGAAAGAAGCCGAAGGAGTTCTTCGGGATTCTCTTTATTGGGCTTCCAAGAATGAAAAGCCTACGACTATCAGTGCAATCTCTCATGTTCTTCTTGAGATTGATGCTCTTCTAAAAATTGATAAATTCCAGGATCAACTAGAAAATCTAATAAATAAACAAGATCCTAACAATCCCTTTGGAGGATTCTTTAAGTGATTAATTACCTTTCTGAAACTGAGCAAGACGAGCTTTTCGCGTTAAAAAACGCTATTACGGACAGTATTTCTGCTGTTAATTCTGATAAAATGGAACGCTTTACAGAGCTATTCGTTAGGACTCTTTCAGGAAAAGGCCCTGGTGAGGTTTTTGCAGAACCTTCTAACTTCTAAATAGTCAAAAAGGCTATTATGAAAACATTCAGACAATTTCTAGAACAAGATATTTCTTCTTTTGAACAAAGACGTAAAAATACCTTGGACATGAATAGAGAAAGACTTGAGCAAGACGCTGAAAGAAGGAAACAAGAGTCTGAAGAAAGAGCAACCAAACTAAAGGCCGAAAGACAAGCTAGGGAAGAAGAACGACACCAAAAAGAGGTCGCTAGAAGAGAACAACAATTACAACAAAGATTACGCCAACTAGAGCAACGATGAAATTCACAATCTATTCAAAACCTGGCTGCCCTTATTGTGATAAGATTAAAGCAGTCATGTATAATTATAATTTTGAACATGTGGTCTACACTCTTGACGAAGATTTTACTCGTCAACAATTTATTGATCAATTTGGGCCAGGACGCACATTTCCTCAGGTTATTATGAATGATCAAAAACTTGGTGGCTGTGTAGATACTGTAAAATACCTAAGAGAGCAAAATCTTGTCTAATGGAAGAGACTCTTTATGATGTAGAAAAAGCAATTGATTTTGCCTTTAAAGAAAAGAAATTTATTATGAATTTCTACTCTTATTTAAAGGTAAAAAATGCTCGTAGGGTTGATGCCCAAGAATTTAAAAAGAGTCTGACTGCCGAAAATATCAGATCCCTGGCTCAGGAACTGAATCTTTATATCCAAGGCGGCCAGACCGAAGATGCCAGGCAACTCAGGGAGGCTTATGGACATCTCTCTAAACCAGAAGCCAGAAAAATCATGACCTATATTTTAGGTTTCATTGATGATTGTGATAAGTACGTTAAGGACAAGAATGCAAAACGGCCAAGACGAAAGCCTAAATAATATACCAAACCGAGGAATCCTATGGATGATCGGTTCAAAAAGTAATAAGGAGGAGCAGTTTTTCAATTTTCACATTCAGAAAACTGTTACTCTTTTCTCTAGAAGATTTCAGTTTTCTGCAGGACTTACCGGAACAAAATCTAAGGAGAAAACAAATGTACGGAATGACTATTTACATTAGCATTGTACTAACATTATTACTTTTTGTGGTGGGTGGAATTGTTGGATGGATTATTTCTTTGTATGTAAATAAAGAAGAAGATACTCGTCCTTTTATTCACCCTGAGTTCATGGACGCATCAGGAAACATACTTCCAGACGAAATTCTCGCATTAAGATTTACCCCCAAATTAGACATAGAAGAGGATTATTATGACACAGACCCCGACGAAGACGAAGCCGAAAACTACGGTTAAACCAGTTAATTTACCAGCAAATCCATTTCAACATGAGATTTTAGAACTCGCCTGTTCTCAAAGAACTCGGGCCAAGAAGATTGAGATTCTTCAAAAATACCAAAACAATGCTCTTGTTGCATTGTTTATTTGGAATTATGATGAATCTGTGGTTAGCCTAATTCCTCAAGGAGAAGTTCCCTATTCGGCAGCCGGAGATATGACATCTGGCAATGACACTCTTTCGGCTGCCATTGAAAAGCAAATTGATGATAAAATGGTTGATGCTCTTGGTGGTAATCAACGAACCACCCTAAGAAATGAGGCCGATAAGTTTTACATGTTTATCAAAGGTGGTAATGATTCTCTTTCTTCAATTCGACGAGAGACTATCTTTATTCAACTTCTAGAAGGTCTTCATCCAAAAGAGGCCCAGATTCTTTGTCTTGTAAAGGACAAGCGACTCACTGATGTTTATAATCTACCATTTGATCTGATTCAAGAGACCTTTCCCTTTATTCAATGGGGTGGGAGGTCATGATGTGGACCGAAGAAGAAAAAAAGAATCTTCCCAGGAAGTATAATTGCCAACTGATTTATTCTAGTGCTTCTTTAGAACAGGCCAGGGACAAGTCTCTTCCTCGGGATGCCTATCTAGTCTATTATAAGGATAATGAAGGTAATCTCGCAATGGATGTTTGTAGATGTAGTAAAAAGGTTAATTTGTTTGATCTTTATTACGATAAATTTGGAAATGTTCAAAAAATTGCGTTTGGTTATGGTAATGTGAGTCCTAAACTCTGGGGCGAAGAACCTAAAAAGAAAAAGAGGAATTCTTGATGTCAGATGGATTTGGAGACAACAAAAAAGTCAAGATCTCGGTAAATCGAGATGAAATCAATAAAATTATCAAAAAGTACAAAAGAGCCAAGAAACTTATGAGAACCAATGTTTATCAGGTGCAGGTCATGGACGGCACCGAGACTTATATTTCTGGTCTAATCAAAGAGGCCAAGTCAGATCCGCCTGAGTAAGAAATGGGAAAGCACTACATCTTAAACCTTTATGGTTGCGAATTTAATGTTCTAGACGATCTAGAATTTCTTGTTCAACTTTTAGTAGACTCGGCTCTTCTTTGTGGGGCCACTATTTTAGAAAGATGCTCTTATAAATTCCAACCACAAGGAGTCACGGCCATTCTTCTTCTTGCCGAATCTCATATTTCAATTCATACTGTTCCAGAAAAAGGAGAGGCCTATGTTGATTTTTATACGTGTAGTGTAGTAGACCCAATTGTTGGCTGTCAAAATGTAATTGAAAAACTGGTCCCTTCTTCACATAAACTTGAACTAATTGAAAGATGAATCCTGAAAGAGTCAAATTAATTATTAAAAATATGGAGCTTCTTTTGGCCCAGTTAAAATTAGAATATGATGAAGAGGAGCCCACACCAAAAAGACAAAAAGAAAACTTTATAGATATAAGGGATCTTCTTAGACCAGAAGAATATGAAGAACCAGAGTATTATGAAGAACCGGAAGATGATTTACCAAATGTTTCAGTAAGATGGAGGAATGATGATGTATGATCTAAATGATTTTGAAAAGGGCCTAGGAAACTTTTCCGACCGCGTAGAGATTATTGTTGGCCTAGAAATTGGTGATAAGATTTCTTCCGATGAGGCTTATAAAATGATTAAAGAAGAGTTTAAAAAACTTGAAAAACTACGGAAGGAAAATTGATTATGAGACCAGTTAAAGCAGCCGATCTTCTTGAATTAGATAAAAGTTTACAGACAGTGGTTCTTCAGTGTTATCCTATTCCTGAGCAGGTTATATACCAGGCGGCAAAGTGTGATTATTCTGAAACACCTATTCATGAACAAGTAATTCCTTCTCCGGCTAAATGTGGTGAGTGGATTGTAGAAACTCTTTTGGCTAATGATAAGGGTCATTATGGAAGCGTAGAGCATCCAGCAATCACACTTTCTGTTTCTGGTTATGTTCATAGCGTAATGGTGCAGGCCAGAACTCATCGAGTCGGAGTTACTTTTGACTGCTTAGCAGGAGAAAGTTTAATTACCGTGAATAAAAGAAAAAAAGTAAAGACTACAACTATTTCTCAGTTGTATGAAATGTATACTAAAGGAGAAGAACTTCCTTTAGTCCGAAGTCTTAATGAAGATAGGGGTTATTTTGAATATTCAAAGATTGGAAAAGTATTTAAAAACACGGAAAAAGATCTATATCTAGTTACCCTAGATGATGGAAAGCAACTAAAGTGCTCAATGGACCACCGAATTTTCACTGAAAATGGATGGCAGCGCCTTAAAGAACTTAGTGTAGGCGATAAGGTATCCTGTAATGGCGTATCTTTGGCCTTAATTGGTGAAGCCAGGGAAAAGTATACTAATCCAGTTTGGTTGGCGTCAGAATTAAAAACTAAGACGCCAATGCAAATATCTAAGGAACTAGGAGTCTCTTATGAGGTTATTAAAAAATATGCTTATAAATTTGGGTTAACCTGGGAAATTAGGAAGGACCATAATACTGGTAAAAAACTGGATACCTCTCATTTTACCGAAGAGCAAAGAAAATTGCGAAAAGAAAATGCAATTAAAAATATTTCTAAGGCTCATGAAAAAATAGAAGAATGTGGTCATCCTGGTAGAAAACATCCGGATAATACAGAAGTCAGAGTTTATAATTGGCAAAAATATAACAAAGAAAATATTCTGGATCATCATGGAAGGATCTGCTCTAATTGCGGGGCAACAACTAAACTTCATTGCCATCATAAAACACCTGTTAAAGAAGACATCAATCAAGCGTATAACATTGATAATTATGAGATCCTGTGCTCTAGTTGTCACGCTAAAGAACATAAGGCATTAAGGACACACTTTGTTTCAATTTCTTCAATTGAGTTTTTGCGGACTGATATTACTTATGATATTGAGGTTGATGGAAAATATCATAATTTTGTTTGCGACGGAGTTGTGGTACACAATTGTCAATCTCAACGCTATACGGGTAAACGAGTATTAAAGGTTGTCAACGACGAACTTCCAGTTGAAGACGTTTTTTATATTCGTCCTCCAGGGTATTATACAAATCGTCAAGGTAAAAAATATGATTGGACCCTCGCTGACTATAATGATGAATTAGATTTCATTTATGAGGGGTGTAAGAGATACGCAGCAAAGTATGAAAAGGGGATGTGTGA